AAAATATAGGTGATAAAGAATATAATGAAAATTTAAATAATAGAAAATATGAAAAGAAATGTTCTTCTTATGATATGAATATCAATCCAGAAGGAAATGCATTTTTTTCAAATTATAAATGCTGTTCTCCAAAAATAAGTGGACCATTTTTATTAGAAACAACTAGGAAGAAGGCAATAGAGAGTGCCGGAACTGGAAATGTTGTAGAAAAAATTTATGATGCACCAAATGATAATATCAATTATGCAAATAGACCAGATTTAAGTGTATTTAATGAAAATTTAAAATATAATTTAGAAAATAGAATACATTGTGATTGTAAAGAAACCTTTTGCATTTAAATTAAAATTTATATAAATAGAAAAGAAAGGAATATATTATGTCAGATTTTATACAAAAATTAGTAAATGGTGATTTAGAATCTTTTAGACAAGAAGTTTTTGATACTCTTTATGCAAAATCTGGAGAAGCATTAGAGGCTCGAAAAATAGATATCGCAAATAGTTTATATTCAGAGTCACCAGAACAACAAGAAGAACCAGAACTAGAATCAGAGGAAACAGAAGAATGAAACTTATAACAGAAACTCATCAAGATATTAAATATATTACCGAAGAAGAAAATGGTAAAAAATCCCTTTTTATTGTAGGTCCATATATGGTTGCAGAACAAAGAAACCGAAATGGTAGAATTTATACACAAACTGTTTTAGAATCTGCTGTTAGATCTTACACAAAGGATTTTATAGATCAGGGTAGAGGATTTGGTGAATTGGGACATCCAGAAAGTCCAACCGTTAATTTAGATAGAGTTTCTCATATGATGAAATCTCTTACTTTTGAAGGCACTGTTTGCATGGGTAAGGCTAAGATTTTAAATACACCAATGGGTAAAATTGCAGAAGGTCTTATTACAGATGGAGCAAGACTTGGTGTTTCTAGTAGAGGTATGGGTTCATTAGAAGATAAAAATGGTGTAAATTATGTAAAAAATGACTTTATGTTGTCAGCAGTCGATATTGTTGCAGACCCATCAGCACCTGGTGCGTTTGTTAACGGCATAATGGAAGGTAAAGAATGGGTATGGGATAATGGTATTATTAAAGAAAAAACCATATCAAACTACGAAAATGTAATCAACAAAACATCAAAAAGAGAACAAGAAGAAGTTCAATTAAAGATATTTGAACACTTTTTGTCAAAATTAAAGAATTTATAAATAAAAACAGACTACCGATAACAGGAGATTTTAAAAATGGATCCAAAGAAATTAGCAGAAGAAATCCTCGAACAACTATTCCCACAACAAGAAGTTGTAAATGAAGAGGCAGATGAAGAAGAGGATTATGAAGAAGAAGATGAGGGTGAAGGTGAAGAGGAAGAAGGAGCAGAGCATGAAGCAAAGGAACCTGCTGGTCACGAACAAGCAGAGACTTCAAAGGGAGGAACAGCAGCAAAGAATCAAGCTTCTGTTTCTATGAAGCCATCAATGGCTTCTGCTTCAGTACCAAGTGCTCCAAGTCATGCAGCAGGAACACAAGACCTTTCAGGAAGAGGTGTACAACCATTCCCTGGAGGCGGTGCAGAACCACAAACATTACAAGTAACAAATACAAATGCAGCAGCAAATCAAGCAACATTAAATATGAAGCCATCTTTCGCTGCAGTTGAATTGCCAGGACTAAACAAGACACAAGTACAAGAGGATGTAAAGACTCTCTTTGGTGCAGAAGTATCAGAAGAGTTCTTAACAAAAGCAACTTCATTGTACGAAGCATCAATTAATACAAATCTTCAAACAATTACAGAGCAAATGGCAAATATTTTTGAAGAAAAACTCGCTGAAAGTGTAGTCCAAATCAGTGAAGAATTAGAAAATAAAGTAAATGATTACTTATCCTATGTTGTTGAAGAATGGGTTAAGGAAAATGAATTAGCAGTAGATAATGGTCTACGCACAGAAATTGCTGAGAACTTTATCCAAGGTCTTAAGAATCTCTTTGTAGAGTCTTATATTGAAGTACCAGAAGATAAAACAGATGTCTTCGAAGAAATGGTAACAGAACTTGAATCTCTAGAAACAAGAATAAACGAAGAGATGGAAAAGAATGTTGCTATTTCTGAAAAAGTTGCTTTATTAGAAGCAGTAAAGGTTTACGAAGAAGAAAGAAAGTCCCTCAAATCAATTGATGCTGAAAATCTTCGTAAGTTGGCTGAAAATGTAGAATTCTCAAGTTCACATGACTTCCGTTCAAAGGTCAAAATTCTCGTTGAAAATTATACAAAGGCAAAGTCCTCTTCTCCAAAGGTAACACCAAGTAAAGAAGAAACCACAAATGTAGGTCGAGTAATTGACACATTAATGGAAGAAACCGAGTCAAACGAAGAAAATCAGTACATTAACGAATCTATTAAACTATATTCCGATATTCTCGGAAGAACAGTTCAAGGATAACTCTAAAAAATTAAATTTATATATATAATTAGAATTCTAAAAAGGAGCTAGAATAAAATGGACCTCAATCGTCAAGCATTAACTGAGTCAACAAAGAACAAGTGGAAGCCAATCCTTGAACACAAGGCACTTCCAGAAATCAAAGATAACTATAAGAAGTACTGCACAACAGTTCTTCTAGAGAATGAAGAGCGTTTCCTCCGTGAAACCTATCAAGGTATCGCAGGAACAGGTCTTGGTACAATCGGTGGTGCATCACCATCAGCAACCCAAGGCATCGATTCATTCGATCCAATTCTCATCAGCCTCGTTCGTCGTGCAATGCCAAATCTAATGGCATACGACCTCGCAGGTGTCCAACCAATGACAGGTCCAACCGGACTTATCTTCGCAATGAAGAGCCGTTACGGTTCAGTCAATGGTTCTGGTTACAGAACAGGTTCAGAAGCACTATTTGCTGAAGCCGATACAGGTCTAAGCAACAGTGGTCTAGCTGGAACACACCAAGGCAACATGGGCAATATCTTTGCTGACGATGTTTCAAACACAGATGCTCAATTCGAACCAGCTCGTGGTATGTCAACATCTGATGGTGAAAAACTTGGTGCTGCTAGCCCAACTAGCCCAACAGGTTCATCATTCAATGAAATGTCATTCACAATCGAGAAGACAGCAGTTGAAGCAAAGACTCGTGCTCTAAAGGCAGAGTACACCATCGAAATGGCACAAGACCTCAAGGCAGTTCACGGTCTAGATGCTGAAACCGAACTCGCAAACATCCTCTCAACCGAGATCATGTTTGAAATCAACCGTGAACTAGTAAGACTAGTTTATGATGTTGCTAAGCTCGGTGCTCAACAAGCAGATGTTGCTTCTATGACAACAGCAGTTCTTGGTTCAACCAGAGGTGGTGTTTACGATCTAGAGAAAGACTCAGACGGTCGTTGGAGTGCTGAGAAGTTCCGTGGTCTACTCTTCCAAATCGAAAGAGAAGCAAACCAAATCGGTGCAGAGACTCGCAGAGGTCGCGGTAACATGGCAATCGTAAGCCCAGATGTTGCTTCAGCCCTCTCAATGAGTGGTATCCTAGATTTCTCACCAGCATTCAACAACGCAATGAATACTGATGTAAACGGTAACACACTCGCTGGTACAATTTCTGGTGGTAAGATCAAGGTTTACATTGATCCATACTCAGTACCAACTCACATCGAAACATGGACACCCGTAAACTATGTTTGCGTAGGTTATAAGGGTACAAGTCCATACGATGCAGGTATTTTCTACTGCCCATATGTACCTCTACAAATGGTAAGAGCAGTTGATACAAGCACCTTCCAACCAAAGATTGGTTTCAAGACCCGTTACGGTATCGTAAGTAATCCATTCGTTCTCGGTGCAGATAACAGCCCAGACGCAATGAGACTACAACGCAGAAGAAACCAATACTACCGTCTATTCCGCGTAGACAATCTACACGGTAATGATGCAAGTTACGGTGGTACTTGATAGAGTCTAGTTTCTGAACGAGAGGGGAGGTCGAAAGACCTCCCCTTATCATTTGCATAAATAGTTGTATGGATAATATCATATATCAATCAATAACAGCACGAGAACCACAAACACTTAATCCATTAAGTGCAAATAAGTTTCGTGTGGTATTTCATAGAATTCCACATATAGTTTATTTTTGCCAAGCAGCAAATCTACCAGGAATTTCAATAAATGAATATATACAACCAACACCATTTGCTACACCCGTTCGTAGACCGATGGGAGGATTGACTTATGATAATTTTGATATGTCATTTGCATTAAGTGAAGATATGTCAAACTGGAAACAATTACATGATTGGTTAATTAAAATTCCACCAACTGTAAATTTTTCAAATAGATACGAAAAGTATCCAGATAATTATTCAGATGCAACTTTGGTTGTTTTAAATAATTCATCTAAACCATTTTTTGCAGTTCATTTGAAAGATTGTTTTCCAACATCATTAGGTGCTATACAATTTGAAACAAATATTTCAGATGTTACACCACTTACATGCCAAGTATCATTTGCATATAGTGGTTATTATCTTGAAAATTTGACTAGTTCGTAATCTGTGATATACTTACATCATGACTTTAAATGAACTAATTGAACAAGCAAAACAAGACATGAAGTTTGACGACACAGAACTCGATAAGGAGTCTCTGCGTATTCCTCAGTTACATAACAAGTACCTCAACTTTTATCATGAAGAGAAGTTGCGATATCAGGGATATAAGACAAACTATTCCAAGATGTTCAAACTCAAATGGGAATACTATTGTGGTAAACTCAGCGAGGATCAATTAAAGGAACTTGGATGGGAACCATTTGATCTAAAGATTCTTCGTCAGGATGTGGACATT